CGGCCAAGGTTCTCGCCATACTCACCACAATGAAAAAAGCGGATTCGCCTAGGCGCTACCGCCTCGCGAAACCGCTTCATAAAGTTTTGAAAATCCTCCAATACCAAGGTACCGCCGTCCGGAAGATTCTCCGGCGAATAGGTAAGAGTAATGAATGAGTTTTCTTCATGTAATGACGCTTCATGGATACAGCGAATAGCCCATTGACGAGAACGCTCCAAGCGGCAGCCGATACACTGACCACAAGGAACTTTGACAGGAAGGTCGACAAAACCGTCCTTTTTGTTAAAAACAATGCCTCTTTTTCCCGACGCGTTAACAGTCCGAGCCCTGTACCCTTCGAGTGGGCGGTAGCACGGCATATCACAGCCGATACCCGCCACGAACAGTGGTCGCAAAATTACGACCCTTCACACCAGAAGCCCGACGAAACAACTTCTTAGAAGAACGACGATTCATTTTAAAACGCTTTGCCATGATGAGTTACCTCACAAAGAAAATACACACCAACGAAAATCAACCCAATCACAACACCGATCCGGAATGGAAGTGGAAGTAGCCGGATCAATTCTAGAAACAAGTTCATAGGTCAACTATAGACTAAATCTGACAGCTTTGCTGTCAGTGGGAACAGTTACATCAAGTGGTAACTGTTCCCGCGCCCCCTTACGGGGTCGCCAGACCCCCTGCAGCATCGATATCCCCCTTGGGGATTTCGACACTTTCGGGGGCCTTATCAAGAAGCCCCAAGGCTTCAAATTCATCCCGAAACGCGGGATTTTCACAAGCTTCAAGAAATAGCTGAGGATCATTGCCAAAACGTGCGCGAACACGTGCAGGCAATTCTGAGAAGGCTTCATCAGCCTTCATAACAATTTCAACGGCTTCACGGTATTCAATAGGCGAAAAATCGCCGTAGCTTGCTTGAACAGCAGCCGTATGAGCAAGAACACCGGTTTTCTCAAACCGTTTAACGATTTTATTTACATCACATTCATCTTTATGTGCTTGCTTAGTACGTCCATTACCGCTAAAGCTAAGTCCTTTACGAGCAGCACCGTTAGAACGATGAAACATAAAAATCTCCTTATTTACCAAGACCCAACAAACGCTTGCCAATAGACAAGCCACCAAGAACATCAGAAGCAATACCGGAAGCCTGACCAGCAGAATTAAGATAGGGCGCAACCTCGCGCCCAAATGAAGAGCCGTAGAAATCAGACAACGCACGAAGTCTATTTGTATCAAGGCCGCGTTGCATTAAAGCCTGAGAACCAAGGGCCAAATCCTGCAACTGCTTACGAAAGTCATTATCTTGAATAGCATGCATAAAATTACGATAACCCATACGAGTAGCCATCGCATCCAACTGATGACGAGCGTCATATTCCTGTTCGATATAGAAAGACTTCAAATCTGACTCTTTAGCCGAAACAACATCACGAGTACCAGCATTATCCCAACTACGATATTCACTTTGCAGATATTTATCGCGTTCAAGATCAAAAGCAGTACGAGCTGTATTAACTTCAATAGCTGCTTTTTCGGCTTCTACTTTTGCTTTTTGAGCTTCATTTAGTTGAACTTGCGAAGCCGACACCTCAGTATCTTGAACAGTTTTTGCTGTAGCAACCTTCTGTAAAGTGACAGATGAACCAGCTTCATACCCCTTGACAGCAGCTTCACCAATATTAGGTGTTTGATAACTTGATCCAGAAGGGGTAGAAGCACCACCAAGCTTTGCAGAAAGAATCGGATTCAAACCGGCAGCACGCAAATCGGCTACCTCACGCTGATGCGCAGTATTGGACATCATGGTCTGCCAAGCCATTTGATCACGGGCGGCATTCTTAGCAGAACCCCCGGCCCGTGCAGAACCTAATGCGCCTATTGCGGCTGCTGCGACTGCTCCCCAAGCCATAAGTCATCTCCTTTTAAATATTTATTACGTACCAGAATCATTTGAACAGCAATCTGAGCACATTCATCTAATGATAAAAAAACACCATCCCGTCGATTACCGGGATGATATTGCCAGCCAACAACGGCAGAAAAATAAAGATCAAAAATATCCATTTCAAAAATGATCAATCAGTCCGGGTACACCGAACATAGGCATAGGACGAGCACATCGCATATTAAAGAAAGAATCAAAAATAAAATGAGGCTCAGAAGAGACAGCAATCACCCGGTCTACCGGAGGATTCTCTTCGATAAATGTTGAATCAAGAACAGGCAAAGAACTAAATTCTTGCGACAAATGCCATGAATCTAGGGGAGTACCTGAAGTACTACGGAAAGCACCAGTAATACGGCTCTGCTTATATCGATATTCACCGTATCTTTCCTGATAGCCAAAAACATCATCATCCGCAGTTGTACCTTGAACATAAAGTTCTTTGTTCAAAACGGCCTGCTCGCCAATCATGGCGAGAGAAGGCCAGTAAAAATCATATCGAGTCTCACGGCTAAACATGCGGTCCATACCCTGCTGATAAGTCAAGTCTGCGCGAACACATGCAAGACCAATGAGGGTGCAATGCTCGGTGAAACTTTTAGTAAAACCATGACGATTAAGGATTGCAGTACCCATAGCGCCAAGATCACCAGCAGTAATACTAGAACCAGTATTGACAGCAGTATAAGCAACAGCATTGATATTAACGGGAGAACGTCCACCGCCAAGATATTCAGGACGCTGAAGACGAAAATCAGGGGAAGTAACCCCAAAATGCGATTTAATCAATTCAACATATCGCGTTCCACCGCGAGCATCACGCTCTAAAAGCTTTTGAACCTGAAACGCTTGGCGAAGCTGATTCACAGTAGCAGCAGTTGCACTAGATAAATCAGCAACTAATTTAGGATTATTCCACTTCATTGAACTGCCAGCAGTAGAAGCACCACTAAAAATGGCATCTTGTGCAGTACCGCTGGGAGGATAAGTATTGGAAATAATACTCAAATTCGTAGTAGCACCAAGATCGAATTTAGGAATTCCATCACCAGAAGAAATAACAGGAGCAGAAATACCAAGAGGGAGATCAACTGAATCGCCCTTTTGTGGCCAAGGCAAACAACCAGTGAAATAGTCTTGCCGTTTACCGCGGCGCTTCAAAACATAATCAGTGGGACTATCTGGACCATCATCTACATCAACAACAAGCGAATCCTGCAGGTTTTGATCGCGGAACCATTCGTTATAAATCAAGTTGTAAGCCCGATGCCACAAAGAAGAATGTGTAACACCTGCAACACCGGTGGGAAGGCCAAAATAATCAGAAAGGCTACCTTCTGCATATCCACCAACCGGCGAAGTCATAGTTGGAATCAAATAATCAACAGGATCACCGGGATTGTCTTGCGCACCATTAAATTTTTCCCAGTTAGACCAAAGAAGACGGTTTGGTACAGCAAAGAAAAAAGTCTCGATATACATATTGTCCATAACAGGTGCCATAGGCGTAGCCATACGCGCAAATCCAGTCATGTTCAAATTAAACGTATCACCGGGCAAAGCCTCGTCAACAAAAATGGGAATCAAATATCCTGCATCAAAAGTGGTTTTGTACCCATGAGAACGATCAAAACTAGACCTTTGAATTTGAGCAGAAAGAACACGGTTAAAAGAATGCATTACAGATTGAAGTTTCATTTTTTATTCCTCGAAATGAAGAGTTTCAGAAGAAACAACAGGCTTAGAAACAACACTCTGAGCCTTTAGAGCTGCAAAATTAATAACAGATACAGGAGGACAAGAAATCAAACCACCCGTATCAGGATCGAACTCACCAATACGAAAGAGAGTGAACTGTTCAGGGAACATGCCATAAACATCAGTATTCATAGCACCAAGGCAAGAACGCTTAGCAACAATATCATTTTGAACAAAGACAGGAGTACCAAAAGCGCCAACAGCACTATCAAAAATCGAATAAGCATTTAGATTCACTTTAAATCCCTTTTAAGTTGTTTAATACGCGCTTCCGCGCATTTTTCACGCACTCGCAGACGGTCATACTCCTGCTCATGCTCCCACTCGACAGCCGCTCCAATGCGTCTGTTTTTTACCGCCCTTAGTTCGGCTTCATCTTCACTACCTAAAAGCCGATCATAAAACTTAGGCGGTTTAACCTTACGTCCATTCACAACAACGAAATCATCAGGGTATACCTCACCCTTAAATTTACGAAACCACTCAGCACCTATACCAGGACGCCGGGACATCGTAACGTATTCAGGCTTCAAATCAATCAACTCGCCTGTATCACCATCAATACGTGAATAGTGGTCCCTCATAACCTCCTCTTTTTCCTTTTGCTCGGCTTTCGCCTTGCCGGAAACAGAGACTTTCTTCATCACATAACGCGCGACATACGCCGCAGTTTCAAACGTAACAGGACCAATTGTAGAGAACCCATAAGGCCAGAGTTTTTCAAGGAATGGAGAACGATATAGCTTTCCACTCCCCGTCTGTTTCCACAGAATCTTATCGTCAAAATCATAACCAAAAATAATAGCGTGATAATGCGGCCGGCCAAGGTTCTCGCCATACTCACCACAATGAAAAAAGCGGATTCGCCTAGGCG